TCCCGTTCATTATCGAAGTTGGTTTGCAAAAGGGCGAAGAAGCCGCGCAAAAGGGTTATACCGAAGTTAAAAAGGTGTTCGACATTAACGGCAACGAACCCGGCAAAGCGGGCCAAGGCGCGGCCCCTGCGCAACCCCAAGGCCAAGGCGGCTTCGGCCAGCAACAGCCCGCCAAACAGCCGCAGCAACCCCAAGGCGGCGGGGCATGGGGTCAGCAACCCGCACAACAGCCCGCAGCGCAGCCGCAAGGCAACGCCCCGGCTTGGGGCGGTCAGCCGCAGCAACCGGCGCAGCAACCGGCCCAACAGCCCGCCGCATGGGGCCAGCCGCAGCAACCCGCAGCCCAACCGCAGCAACCGGCAGGCAATGCGCCCGCTTGGGGTCAGCAACCGGGCGGCGCAGCCCCGGCAGGCGGCGCACCTTGGGGCCAACGTTAATCGTTAGGTCGTAACTTCGTCGGGGCTTCGGCCCCGGCGTCTTTTAAAGGGGCTTAATTATCGTATGTCAAACATAAAAGACGCATTGCCGACGCCTACGCATTGCGATAACTGTTGTTCTATCAATATCGAACTAACAACAAACGATAGAATATACGGGCGTATTTATGGCGAATGGCCGAAAATCTATTTTTGCGTAGATTGTAAAGCCGCTGTCGGTTGTCATCCCGGCACCGAAATTCCGTTGGGTAAAATGGCAGACAGGGCAACGCGCCAGCTTAGAACAAAGGCGCATGACGAATTCGACAAACTTTGGCGAAGCGGTTTAATGTCAAGGGCCAAGGCTTATAACTGGCTTGCCGCTTCTTTGGAAATCGACCCGTCGCAATGCCATATTTCATGGCTAAGTAAAGACCAATTGAAAGACGTTGCGACGCTTTCCGCCGATTACCTTAACCGAAATTACAACGCGCTTTTAAGGCGCAAGGAAAAGCAAAATGCCAAACAAAGAAGAAGGTTCCGCCAAGACGAAGAAAACGAACAACGGCGAACAAGCGACCACATTAGACGCTGGAAAGCAAAGCGTTAATCTTGACGCGCCGGGCGTTGCAAAAGCGCTTGCAAAACGCATTCTTGAAGAAATCGACGAATATTGCGTTCGCACTTACGACGGCGGGCACCGTTCGCACCTTGGCGCAAGTCTTATCGGTCGCGAATGCAAGCGTTATTTGTGGTACGTCTTCCGCTGGTGTTTGCATGAAAAGACGACGGGGCGGCAACAACGGTTGTTTAATCGTGGGCATCGCGAAGAAGCCCGCTTTATCGAATGGCTGGAAGGCATCGGGTTTAAAGTTTGGTTCGAAAATCGCGACGAAGCGCCAAACGAAAAGGGCGAATATCCGCAATATCGAATTTCCGACGTTATGGGGCATTTCGGCGGGTCGCTTGACGGCATCGCAGTTTTGCCGGAACGTTACGGAATCGCCGAACCCGTCTTGTTGGAATTTAAGACAAACGGAACAGGCGCGGGATTTAACAAACTTGCAGAAGACGGAATGCCAATTGCAAAGCCGGAACACTTCGCGCAAACTTCGACGTATGGCAAGAAATACAATTTCCGTTATTGTGTTTATTTGAACATCAATAAAAACGACGATTCGTTGCATATTGAAGTCGTAAAGCTGAATCATAATCTTGGCGAACAAATGATTATGAAAGCCGAACAAATCATTATGTCGCAGACTGCGCCCGCGCGACTTTCGGACAATCCCACATTTCACAAATGCGGCTATTGTCACATGAAAGAAGTTTGCCATAAAGGCGCGGTCGTTGAAGTCAATTGCCGAAGCTGCGCATTTGCCCGGCCTGTTGAAAATGCCGAATGGTTTTGCGAAGTTCATAACGCAATCATTCCGAAAGAATATATCCCGCAAGCTTGCGGAAACTATAAGGCAATAACGCAGAATGTCTAACGTCGTTTATGCGAATCGTTGGTATCAAGACGAAGCCGAATTTGCAATCTTCGATTATTTCCAGCGGGGCGGGGCGGGAAACCCCGTCGTCGCCATGCCGACCGGAACCGGAAAATCGGTAGTTATTGCGAATTTTATTCGTCGAATCTTTGGATACTGGCCGAATCAGCGCGTTATGATGCTAACGCACGTTAAAAAGCTTATTTCGCAAAATGCCGAAAAGCTTTTGGCGGTTTGGCCTGTCGCACCAATGGGCATTTATTCCGCTGGCCTGAATAGCCGCGAAATGATTATGCCTATCGTATTCGGCGGTGTGCAATCTGTCGCGCCCGCCATCAAAAAATCGCTTGAAATGAACGACGGCAAGCCGCCGCATTTAAAACATTTCGGCTGGCGCGATTTGCTGATTATCGACGAAGCGCATTTGTTAAGCCCTTCGGAAGATACACAATACCAATATATCATCGCAGAATTAAAGAAGATTAACCCAAACTTAAAGGTTATAGGCTTTACTGCAACGCCGTATCGTCTTAAACAAGGTATGATTACCGAAGACGACGGGATTTTTACCGACGTTTGTTACGACATAACCGGAATCGAAGCGTTTAACCGGCTTATCGCCGAAGGCTACTTGGCCCCGCTGATTTCACGCCCGATGACAACGAAAATTGATACGTCGAACCTTAATCTTTCGAACGGCGATTTTAACGGCAAGCAAGCCGAAGACGAAGCCGAAAAAGTTATTTATGAAGGATTGAAGGAAACTTGCGAACTTGGTTACGACCGTCGCCATTGGCTTATTTTTGCCGCTGGCGTCAAGAATGCCGAACATATCGCATCTATGCTTAATTCGTTCGGAATAAGCGCCGTTGCCAGTCATTCGAAGTTAAGCGAAAAGGAAAACGATTCGCGCATGGCGGCTTTCGAAGCTGGCGAATTCCGGGCACTTGTGGGCATGAACAAATATACAACCGGCTACGACTTCCCGGCAATAGACTTAATCGCCGACTTTCAGCCTACTATGTCGCCGGGCAAACACGTTCAAAAAGGCGGGCGCGGAACCAGACCGTCGCCAGATACGGGCAAAGAAAATTGCTTGTTCTTAGACTTCGCTGGAAACGTTCGACGCCTTGGGCCGATTAACGACCCTGTAAAACCGCGCAAGCCCGGCAAAGGTGCGCCCGGCGACGCGCCGGTTCGTATATGCGAAGTATGCGGCGTTTATAACCATGCGTCGGCGCGTCATTGCATTAACTGCGGTAATGAATTTACTTTTGAAACGAAGTTGTTTGCAAATTCATTCGGCGGCGAAATACTGCGGTCGGATGCGCCGATTGTTGAATATTTCAATGTTCAAAAAGTTATTTACGCATTGCACGAAAAGAAAAACGAACACGGCGTTTTAACTTCGCCGCCTTCCGTTAAAGTTTCGTACTTTTGCGGCTTCCAAATGTTTAACGAATGGCTTTGCCTTGAACATCCGGGCATTGCAGGCAAGCGCGCCCGCGATTGGTGGCGACAACGGCATTCCGAAGACCCGCCCGTTACGACTTACGAAGCTTTACGCCGTGTTTCCGAATTGCGCGTTCCGTCGCGTATCCGTGTTCATACGAACAAGAAATATCCCGAAATCTTATCCGCTGAATGGTGAAATGATGCAACATTATAAAAGCTTTGACGAATGGAAAAACGAACAAGTCGCAGAATGCGGCGCAACTGTTGAAGACGCTTTGCAAGTCGAAAGCCCTTTGGCTGCGGCAAGAATCGCCTTTGAAGTTGCGCGAACTGGCCTAATTTCGCCTGATTCCAACGTAGAAAAGAACCGCGAAGCCCTGTTGCAACGTTCAATCGTAGGGCTTGCAAAGTATGGCGTAACAACCGATAATAACCCGCTTACGCTTCGCGCATGGCTGCAACATGCCTTAGAAGAAGCGTTAGATATGGCGAATTATCTTCAAGCTGCAATTACCAAACTTGACAACGAAGGAAACTAAAATGCAATTTATGGACATTAGAAACGGGCGTTTTTATCTTGGCGACTGTCTGGAAGTTATGAAAGAAATTCCAGACGGCGTCGTCGATATGCTGTTGGTTGATTTGCCATACGGAACGACAGCATGTTCTTGGGATTCGATAATTCCGTTTGACAAACTTTGGGAACAATATAACCGTATTTGTAAAGAAAATGCGGCAATGGTTTTTACAGCGTCGCAACCTTTCACAACGGCACTAATTGCTTCGAATATTGATAACTTCAAATATTCTTGGGTTTGGGAAAAGAACAACATTACCGGATTCATGCAAGCAAAAACACGCCCATTGAAATCTCATGAAGATATTCTAATTTTCGGCAGATTCAAAACAGCAGCCCAATATTTTAAAGGTATTTACAATCCGCAATCTGATTTAAAAAATAACGGAAATAAAAAATATTCCAATAAAAGAGCGGCTGAACATATAACAGGCCATCGCAAAGACGGCGAAGCCAAAGACAGCAAAAGCGGGTACCCGAAAGATATTATAAAAATAAATATTGAAAAAGGATTTCACCCTACCCAAAAGCCGGTCGAATTATTCGAATATTTAATTAGAACTTATACAAACGAAGGAGATTTAGTTTTAGACAATACGGCGGGAAGTGGAACGACTGCAATTG